TTCGTAAAGAATGGAATGTTCATATTTATGTGAACATAGATAAATGTAGAGATAAACCAAAATGGCGGCTAAAAGGCAGATATTTATCTGCTGGTGCTTATGATATTTGGGGTCGTAGCTCAGTTGGCAGAGCGCCTGAATGGCATTCAGGAGGTCAGGGGTTCGAACCCCCTCGGCTCCACCAATTTATTGATAATGCCGGAAGTTGGTGATACCAACAACATAATCGTTAGAAAACGTGCCAGACGGAACCTCAAGTGTGTTGGCTACTGGTCAATGTGATTACTAAGAAGCAAGAATGGATGTAATGCGATTGGGGTTTATAATGCCAACGTGTTGACTGAAATTGTCAACTTATCAATTTATGATTTAGATGTGGTACAGCAATACACATTGTTTAAAGAAAAACAACCCTAACAAGGGAATAAAATCCTATCAAAAGTAGGTCATGGTAGTGGCCACGTAAAAAACACTCAACAGGGATAAGTTGTAAAAAGAGTCACGGAGACAACCGTAAATCCTACATCTAGTTTTCTTTCTCTTCGTGAGAAAGATGAAGTTTTCCTCTTGTGAGGGAAACTTTATGGGGCCGTCGTTCAATGGTAGGACATCTCATTCGCAATGAGGAAATACGGGTTCGATTCCCGTTGGCTCCACCAATTTTAGATTTTAAACTTTATGGGTTATATTTACTTTATACAAATCTAAGTAGATTTGTTAAAGTTAAAATGAACGTAAAGGAAAATTATGACAACAACAGTAATAGTAGTAGGGGCAGTCGCCTTGGTAGTTGGGTTTGTAGTCGGCATTCTAGTCGGACGCAGAAATCCAAAGAAGGTTGAAGTAAGTATAGATGAAGCAAAATCTATCCTTGCTAAAGCGGGTATAAAGGTGTAAAGTAAGTAATAACAAGATTTGTTGAAGCGTGGTGTATTGGTAGCACATGTGTCTCTGAAACACCCGGAAATGGTTCGATTCCATTCGCTTCAGCCAATTTAACAACGGATACCTATGGCTAAACCCTGACGTATTAGATACTCAGGAAAATCACGGGCAATAAGTAGGTAATTCAGTTTTACCGAAGACCGTGTTAGGAGGCCACAGACGTAAGCAGTGGCTTTGCTCGTTGGACGAGATTCTGACAGGTTATAAAATCCGTTGTTTTTGGATGTGTGGCAGAGTGGCCTATAGCACTTGCTTGGAAAGCAAGAGGTCGGTGAAAATTGACCCGGAGGTTCGAATCCTCCCGCATCCGCCAATTTATAAAGGTATGTTTAAATGGATAAAATCTTGGTGGAACAAAAAAAAGGAACCCGAAAAAGTGGTTGTTCGATTCTCCTTGCCTGATGGCAAAAAATTTGGCATCGAAGCGATTAAATTAAATGATAATCCATTTGGTTGTAAAAAACACCCAAATTATGCTCCGGTCGCTCCACCTACAAATAATTGCAATGATTGTTGGGAGTATTACAGTAAGGGGCATATCGGGAAATGGGGAACAGGACATGAATAAAAACTATTACGATGAAAATTATTCATCCACCAACCGTGATAGAAAAATGTCTCCAAAAAGAGGGTTTGGATATTGTGGATGTGATAGAGCAATGGTTGGGGATGGGCAAAAATGCCCTCTTTGTGGTAGTCGAAGTGGTAAAAAACGATTAAAACGGTAAGTTGGCCGAGAGGACTAAGGCGCCAATTTCGAAAATTGGAGGCCGGTTAAATGCCGACCCGTAGGTTCGAATCCTACACTTACCGCCAATTTTATATAACGCTTGACTTTTCTTCCTTTTGTGATAATATTTTTTCGTGAAACTTACAATCATAGGCAATGGTTCATTTGGCTCTTTTCTTAAGGAGTTACTTTCACCCCATTTTGAATTAACGGATGATGCTGAAAGTGTTATTCTTGCCATTCCTATATCTGCATACAATTCTTGGGGAGCGCAATTATGGGATAAACATCTAATCAATGTATGTTCAACTCAAAAACCATCTACTGATATACTTCTTACATCAGCAAATCTAATTACAAGTATTCATCCTTTATTTGGAAGGCGAACTCCTGAAAATAAACGAAATTCAATTCTAACGTATCTGAGTAGTTCTGATAATGATACGTGGGATTCCGGATTAGATTGCCAGTTTGAATTTATTAAAATATTTGGAAAGGTTTCTAAAATAATAGATACCGACCATGAAGGTAAAAAATTTACACCCGAGTCGCATGACCAATTAATGGCAAAAACACATCTTGCTGCAGTTATGGCTGCAAAACAATTACAGATTTATGTGGAAAGAGCTAAAGATATTCCTGATGAATTGGTTCCTAATAGCTTTCGTCTTATGCGGGAGTTTGTAAAAACTCTTGATGATATGCCGCAAGGGACTATTGAAAGTATCATGGCAAATCCTTATTTTTAAAATGACTACAACCGTTTTTTTAATTTTGATTGTAGCAATGGTTTTTTATGGATTTGGCGAATTTTTCTCAAAAATGTTTGCCAATACAAGTCTCTCCAAGTTTGGCTTTCTTGCCCTTCTTTTCTACACTTTTAATGCTGTTTGTTTCTTACCTGCTATAAAAAAATTCAATTCATTATCCATTCTTGGTACTATTTGGAATATTTGTTATGTAATTATAACACTTTTTATAGGAATTTTTATTTTTGGTGAATCATTAACGACACTTCAAATCATAGGCGTTATATTTGGCATTGTTGCAATAATTTTGTTGTCAATATAATAAATTGATTATCTTCCAATCTGTGTTACAATGCTTTTATATGATTGACAAAATTAATTTAACCGATGCGGAAATTCAAGAGAATTATCAGGAATTTTTAAAGTTTGTGGGTGACGTTTTTACCGGCAAGCGAAAGGAAAAACTTCTGAAAATGTATTCAGATGCAGAGGATTCATTGGGATTGCCTTTAGCCACTGCACCTGCTTCAATGTGCGAACATTTTCATTTATGCCATCCGGGTGGATATGCGCAACACATAATGAATGTGATAAGGTTGTCTTTTGCCTCAAAGAAATTGTTTGAAATTGCCGGAGCAACCATTGATTTTACTGATGACCAAATGATTTTTGCAGCCATGCATCACGATTTGGGCAAGTTGGGCGATCCCGAATTTGGTGAATATTATGCTCCACAAGACCAAGATTGGAAATACAAGAAGGGTGAATTTTATCGGATGAATCCCAATCTTCCATACATGGAAGTCACAGACCGAGCCATATTTCTGCTTCAAAAATATGGCATAACATATGATTGGAAGGAATATCTTGGTATCAAGTTATCGGATGGATTGTTTAATGAAAACAATGAAAAATATCTGAAACAATATAATCCTGATTTATATCTTAAAACAAATTTACCACGCATAATTCATTGTGCCGACTACACGGCTTGTCGAGCGGAATATGACAAGTGGTATCATACTAAAGCCGATGAAAAGCTCTAATAATTCCAGCAGTGAAAAAACAACCCTTGTGCCAATAAACGCCAAGGGTTATTTTTTTGCGCAATAGAAGATGGGTGATGCGGATTAGGCATCTGACGTGAAACTTCATATTGTCGAAACGCGTATATCCGTTGTTTTTCACTACTATAAATATTCTTGACGGAATGAAATGGTATTGACTTTTTAATCAACTTATGACATAATGCAATCATGCCACTATTGAATACTGATAAAACTCTGCTAATTCGTTGTAAATGTCACGGGCATGTGTTGGAGATTACCTACGATGATTATTGGCTTGATAAAGGTGTAGAACCTGATTTTAATGTGTCTGTGTGGAATCAGACTCCTTATCCCTTTTCTTTTTCTAATCGCCTTAAACTTATTTGGGATTTAATTCGTGGTAAAAGTCTTAGTGGTGATGACGTTATCATAGAACAATCGGATGCAATGGCTATAATCGATTTTATTAACAAAAGAATTGGTGAATACATAACACTTTCAAAACGAGAAAACAAGGAAAAAGCAAATGGCAAATAAAAAAAGAACAAGAGAGATGCAACCAACCGAAGTTTCTACTTTGGAAATACCCATAGATGAAATATCACCTGTGGAACAAGAAGCCGATTGGACGCCGGGAGAATCATTACCACGTTATGTGGTTGTTCGTGATGGCTTAAGAGTATCCGACAAGGATTATGCAGAACAAGGCGACCCAAGAGCCATTACTGAAATGAATTTTTGGCGAAGAGTAGTCAATCGTTGGCCTGATGGTACCAAGGTTGAAATTGTTCAATATGATAAAAAGAAACACCGCATTTGGTAATCAATAAAATATTCATACAAGTTCATACGTAACGTGGTAGATTTTTCTACCACGTTTTTCTTTTTTGTATATCTTCGTTGATATTTATTGATTGAAGAATATGGCAGAAAAACATGATATAAACAATTCACCGCCTCCATATGTTATACCATCCGACAACAAGGAACTGCAATTCTTTTCTCAAAAATTCAAGTTCGACATGATGGAGCAAGTTATAGGCACAATTGCATTTGCTGTTGAACATAATTTGCCTCTTGTCGAAGTATTTCAATTCAAAAATTCTGATTTTGTCATAACATTATCGGAAAAGGATTATTTAACTAATCTTGATAATATTTACTCTTATTACATAGAAAAAGAGGCCTACGAATATTGTCCAAGAATAGTTCGGTTACAAAAAACTCTTCAGGAAAAGTCCGCAAGAAATATTGATGAAAACCAAGCGCATCGAAACCAACGAAGTTAAGGACACAAGCCCTATTATTCCACAAAGAAACAAAATTAAAAATCTTCTTTCGATTAATCAAAGAAATTTAAATGAAAAGCAAAAACAATTTTTGGAACTTGTCTTGGACAAAAATACAAAAATTATATTTGTCTCTGGACCTGCTGGAACGTCTAAAACGTACATGGCAGTATATTCTGCACTTACATTACTCAATCAAAGACGAGTAAGTGATTTAATTTACATCCGTTCGGCAGTAGAATCATCGGAAGCTAAACTTGGATTTCTTCCCGGAGAAGCTGATGAAAAGATGGCTCCATACATAACTCCACTGATGGATAAATTGATGGAATTATTATCAAAAAATGATGTAGATTCCTTAAAAAAGGAGGGAAGGATTTCATCCATTCCTGTCGGATTTCTTAGAGGATTGAATTGGAATGCAAAAGTGATAATTGCTGACGAAGCTCAAAATATGACCTATAAGGAACTATTCACATTGATTACGAGAACAGGTGAGTTCAGTAAAATGTTTATTTTGGGTGACCCGGAACAATCCGACCTTAACGGTAAAAGTGGTTTTATTAAAATGATATCTTATTTTGATGATGAAGAATCAAGGTCTAACGGAATCCATGTATTCAGATTTACCGACAATGACATTGTGAGAAGTGGATTGGTTCAATTCATTATCAAAAAAGTCAAAAAAACGATTTAAGTGTCTATTTATAAGTTACATTATTATGCCTAACGACGTATCTATCAACGAAAAAGTGTCAAATTTGTTGGAGTTGTATGCGACGGACATACAAACCAACGACATTTTGCTCGCAACTGATATGAGTGTGAGGGAATCCAAGCAACTTGAAATCGGGCAATTATTACTCTTTATAGAAAGCAGTGGAAGTTTTTTTGCGTATGCTGCTGCTCAGGCCAATACCGCTTCGTATGTATCAGCCAATAATGTTGATGGTATTGTAGCGGCAGCTACCAACGCATCCCAATCAATCTCATCAAGTTGGGCAAATTATGCCGGTTCAAGTTCTTATGCTGCCACATCGTCATTAGCTTCTTATGCTTTGTCATCAGCAAATACTAATGCTAATACGGCATCATTTTTACAATATACAGGAACACCAAATGGAACGTCTTCGTATTCTGTAACGGCATCGAGTGCAAATGCGGCGGCAACCGCATATAATTTGTTCTATAATGGACAACCCAACGGAACATCATCTTGGGCGGTCAATGCATCAAACGCTATATCATCATCATATTCCATTACTTCTTCAAATTCCAACACCGCATCATTTGCTATTTTAGCATCATCTGCAATCACATCATCATATGCAACTACGTCGAGCATAGCGATATCTAGTAATACGGCACAAACATCAAGTTATCTTGTAAATAATGGGCCTAAATTTTTAAATCCTCCTATAACTGTATATTTGAGTTCTGATGTAACTTCTAGTTTATTATTTACAACATTTGATTGTACCGCATATGTTCCTGCTGGAACACAAACGGTCATACTTGATGGGTGGGCGGTTAATGGCAATACGAATACTGTAGGATTTATACAAGTTAGATCTGGTCCACCAAACCCCGCATATGTGTTAACAGCATATTATTCGCATGGTAGTGGAGATAATGTTGCATCGGGCGCGCAAGGCTGTTTTCCATTATCTTCATCGTTATCATTTCAATATTCTTTTACACAGCCGGCAGATGGCGGAATAACCCTTCGTTTAGTAGGATATTATTAACAATTTATGCCAACACCCATAGGAAATAAAACAGTAGTACAATTAGTGGAACTTACCTCTGATGAAGTTGTACCACAAGATTTGCTTTATATCGTTGATGTTGATGCAAATGAATCCAAGAAAATTCAGGTTTCTCAATTTGGATTGTGGTTAAATGCTAGCGGAAGTGTTTATGCTGTTCGTGCAATATTAGCTGATACAGCTTCTTATATTCTTGGAAGTAATGTTTTTGGATCTGTAAATTCTTCTAGCTATGCTTTGTTGGCTTCCACATCATCATTTGCTCAATTTGTCAGTCAATCTTTAAGTGCAATCAGTTCGTCATATGCTTTGACCGCATCATTTTCTATGAATGGCGGTGGAAGTGGCTCTAATACGGCATCATACTTATTGTATCAAGGAGTTCCAAATGGAACATCATCATATGCTTTAAATGCTGCAACGGCTGATACATCTACAGCTACTTCTTTTTTATTATATTTTGGTGGTAACAATGGAACGGCTTCTTATGCTATAACCACTCAGAATGTGCAACATGCAACCACATCTGATACCGCTTCGTATTTTAACAATAGTGTTTCAGGTTCCGTGGCAACAGCTTCTTATGCTTTATTATCTCAACAAACATTGCAACCCAATTCGTCTAGTTATTTAATTTTTACTCCAAGCATCAGTAATGGTACAGCCTCATATGCTATGGCTTCAAAAGCTATAATTAATACCATTGTTGATTATGGTGTTTTTTTGGCATATACTCAATCAGCTTATGAGGCACAACTTGATGATGTAGATGTATTTTGGTCAACAACCCAACCGGCCACAACGCCAATCGAGGCGGTTGGAACTATAATTGTACCTTTTACATCATCAACAGCAACAAGTGGCACAGTATATCTTTCTACATTGGATAGAAATACCGGAATTCAAAATGTTTTGGATGCAACTCCAATTTATTTTAATTCTAATTCCAATTCTACTAGCAGTTATGGGCAAATTAAGATGCCATTTTCTTTAATGGGCCAATCAAATTTATATGGTTCTTATATGATGTTCGTAAGTTCATCGAACAATCTTCAAATAGAACCAACAAGAACTGTTAGATTTAGTATTTCTAGTGAAAGTGATATATTGAGTTCTTCTATTAATGTGCCATTTACTCTTACTGTATTTCCGTCTAGTTCTATAAATTTCACATTTACATCTACCGATGGTGGACCTTTTACGGATAAAATTACAGGTTTACTACATACTATGTCACTGAATAAAAAAATATTCACATTGAATGCTATTAATCAGGGTATGATATCAATGAATTATTTTTGGCCGTTAACAGCTGTTACTGAGTCAAATTTTTCAAATAACCCGTTAACAAATTTGGGTGGCATACCAAGTTCATTGACTTATTTATCGTGTTCAAATTGTAATCTGACATCATTTTATACTTTTGCATCATCATCATTGAGTACTCTCAATTGTAGTAGCAATTTTTTGACTTCATTACCTACATTTCCATCATCAATGTCGTATATTAATTGTTCAAATAATGCTCTAACATCTTTAAATTTACCTTTAACGTTGTCATATTTGAATTGTTCTTTAAATCAGCTTACTTCGTTGCCCAACAACTTATCAACAGGATTGCGTACATTTTTAGCTGATAACAACAACATACAACTTTTGCCACCTTCGCTTCCAAATACCATCGTTAGTATGTCAATGAATAATAATTATCCATTGTTAAATTTTTCATCTTTACCAAGTCAGTCGGTTTATCTTTCATTTAATAATTGCTCAAATATGGGTAGTTTACCAACTATACCGTTAGACGTTTTATATTTATCTGTACAAAGTTGTAGTTTTGTTCAGTCGGTGGTGGATAATATACTATCAAATTTAGTATCTAATGCAATGGTCAGTGGAACGATTGATATAAGAGGGAATGGTCCATTAGACCCCACAGGACTAACTTACATAAGCCAATTACAATATAATGCATGGACAACGTTCTATGATGTATAATTATTAAGAAGGAAATATAAAATATGGCATTACCATTAAGCATACCGGTCAGTGGGTTAAATCCCTTAAATGCAGTCACATTCAGTGATTTTGTACCAATCGTTCAAAGTTCTTCTTTAACAACGTTCAGAACACCCCTCTCAATAATGGCAAATTGGATATCTTCATCTGTAGATGCAAGTTCTTCATTTTCATCCATATCAGCGTCCTATGCGAAGTCAAGCAGTTGGGCTGATACAAGCAGCATATCTATTACTTCAATTAATTTAGCCTATCCAAACATATCTACCGCTTCATATGCTATATCTGCAAGTCAAGCAATTAGTTCAAGTTATACCATAACTGCTTCGTTTGCTTTGCATACACCAACGGGCAGCACAGCCATTTCTTCATCTTGGGCTTCTCAGTCGTTTTGGGCAACGTCAGCTTCGTTTGCTTCACAATCTATTTGGACTTTATCTTCTTCATTTGCTTCACGTTCATTGGTTGCCACATCGGCTTCGTGGGCATCGCAATCCATTTGGGCCACATCTGCCTCATTTGCATCACGGTCTATCAGTTCAAGTTATTCATTCGCGGCAACTACAGCAAGTTATACTTTAGGGAATATGATTAGAGCTTTTGGTACTGTATTAATGAAAACGGCTAACGACTACACTAGCATAATCATATCATCAGCTTCATTTAATTTAAAGCCTACTGTTATATGGGGTGGTAGTGGAGCTGGCGCGGTTATAGACCCCGACACTTGGAGTCCCCCAATGGGATTGGGTGTAAGTACATTGCGTGTTAATTTACCCGGACATGCTATGTATATTAGTTTTGTCAATCCTATGCCAACAAGATATTACACGGTTTTATGTACTTACAATGGATATGAACCATATGGATATGAAACCATTCAAACATGGACTAGCCCTGTTGGTCAAACTCTTACTGGATTTACTATGTCATTTTCTGGTGGTGATAATTCATCAACCGAAGGTAAATTTATAACTAATTTCATGGTTTTACACCCATAAATAATGAAGGATAAATTACTGCAAAAGTCCAAATTTCCTTGGATATTAGGATGCTCCGCATTGTTCATAGCTTTGTGTGCAGCGTTTTTCAGTGTTTATGGTATTTCAACTCTTTTTGCGGGAGCTTTTATTTCTGCTGTAATCATGGCATCGGCTCTTGAGATAGGTAAATTGGTTGGAGTTACATTTCTCTATCGTTATTGGTCAAAATGTCAGGGATTCTTAAAAGCTTATCTGATAGGTGCCATTTCTATATTGATGATTATAACTTCGTTGGGTGTTTTTGGTTATCTATCTGCTGCTTATCAAAAATCAGCTATAGAATTTGGCGTAATGCAGGAAAAAATAACAAATATAGAAGACCAAAAAAATTATTACAAAGATAAAATAAATGCTTCTAAAAAAAGAATTGATGACCTCACAAAACTTCGGTCAACCCAAGAAGCAAGGTTAAGTTCTATAATAAACAGTGATAGTCTTTCTTCTAAATTAAAGCAGTCATCACAACAACAAACAATAGATTTAATCAATGATACCGATAAAGATATTAAGAATGAGAACCAAAAAGTGCAAGATTCCATTGATAGTGTTCGCAACATTGATGACCAAATAAATCAATTGAAATTGGGGACAGCATCAAAAAAGGATGTTCAAACCTTCAAATTTGTTGCTGATGCGTTGGGCCTACCATTGGATACCGTGGCTAGATGGTTTATTTTATTTATAATTTGTGTTTTTGACCCTTTGGCAATATGTCTAATTTTGGCTTATAATATTGCTGTCTATAGAAAAGAAGAGGAATCTACAGAGGACAAAAATATAATAGAAAAAGTACCATTAAAAAGTGAGCCACAGTCTGTTCCTATATCTATTCCCATACCTCAATCAAAAGTTGAATCCATTCAAGAGCCAAAAATAGAGGAAAAGAAGATTGAGCCTGTTCAAGAACCAAAAATAGAAAAAGTAGAACCAAAGAAAGCTCCAATGGCTACTTGGTACAGGCAAATGTTTAAATTTTAGCATTGCCAAAACATATAAAGTATATTAGTATTTGAAATATAAAATTTTTGGCATTTAATTAATCATTCAACTATATATGACGTTGATTACTATTGTGTAATTAACGATGAATCAATCTGATATAAACTACGTAGTGGAACTGTTAAGTAAAGCCATAAAACAAAAAGATTGGGATGTCATCATGGATGCTCTTGAATATGTTCAAGAATTCCAAGAGGAACCTCAATATGAAGAAGAATAGCGTATGCTAATTTTTTTAGTTATATTATTATTGGTATTATTAACAGCATCAGTTGTTTTAAATGTCCTTCTTTGGAAAGCCGGCGAACGGCAAATTGTAATCAATGAACTTTATTCCCATTGGATTTCTGAATGGCGAAGACAGGTTCTTAAGACTTGGTTTCATATGAAAATGCTTGATGACAAGCAAATGTTTGAAAAAGACGATGAAGTTGGAGTCGTATTTCAAGATATGAAAGACCTCATACAAAGTCTTAATGATAGGACTGAAGAGACAACCGAAGAAGGAGAATAAATTTTCTATGAAGAAAAGAAAAGTTTTGAAACATCGTCGTGTCCGCCCATCTATTAAAAAGAACAAAAAATTGTCAAGAAAAATCATCGTTCGTCATAAAAGAAAAGTTATTCGCCATTACAACAAGAAGAAAATTGTTCATCGGCATTATAAGAAAAGAATTTCGAAAGCACCTGTTGTAGTATCACCTGTAGTATTAACGGTAACTCCTGCAACCAACTCTTCGTCAAAATCGAGTCGAAAAAGTCGTAGTACTACATCTATTAATAAGATGTATTTTACCAAAGACACGGAAGATTCCATTATTACATATAATAATACAACCGACGCGCAGATCAGAGAAGATATTTATAATACCAAAATTAAACGTCCATTTGAAAAATTGGTGGAAAATATATTCAACACTTTTAAATTCAGTTATTTTGAAATAGGTCCATTGGATGTTCAAAAGGAAACGGTTGCTCACTTGGTATCCAACATGCACAAATTTGAAGCTGGAAAAGGCAAAGCGTTTTCTTATTTTTCAATTATTGCAAAACACTATCTCATTGCATTAAATAATTCAACCTACAAAAGACGAAATCAACACGTCGAAATCAGCGAAGAACGTGATGAAAATACCGTTCAACTTCAAACCGAAGACAAGCACTACAAGGATGCAGAAATGCGAGAATTCATGACTTTGATGATAAAATTTTGGGAAAATAATGTGGGGAAAATTTTTACCAAACAAAGAGATTTGGATATAGCTAATGCGGTTATTGAACTTTTTAGAAGTTCTGACCGCATTGATGCTTTTAACAAAAAGGCTCTGTATCTTTATATAAGAGAAATATCTAGTTGTAAGACTCAGCAAATCACCAAAGTAATCAACAAGATGAAACAATATCAAAATAATATTTCTCGGTCCTATTTGAATCAAGGGTCTATAAATACTGAAAATTACATAAAGGTTTAATAAAACGCCATACCTTTCTATTTATAGGGTATGGAAACCGATTTTGAGTTGTTTGATGGAAAGTCCTTTAAAGACTTGTGTAAAGACATTGTTACTAATCAATCCAATCGCAAGGAACAGATTGAAATCTTCATTGCAGATTTGCGTCCATTGATTAAAACAATCAACGACGCAATGCAAGTCGTTCCCCTTATAAAACAATATATCGATGCAGGTATTTCCAATGATGAACATCTTGTAAAATTAGCTCAAATTTGTCAAAGAATAATGGCGATTCAAGCTAATGTTGAGGCTAATGGTGGAACATACGGTCTTAGTGAAGAGGAAAAAAAGGAATTGATGGCAACCATCAATGAAATAAACGCTTCAGATTCGGTCATAGTTAAAACCATTTCTCAATCTCAAAAAAAAGAATAAGTTATGTCTTATTGGAATAGACCCACAAGCAATTTTTCCCTGTCATTGGAAGAAAAGTTCCTTTCGCGTGCGGCTCGAAGGGGCAAAGCCACGGCTGATGAATTTTATGAAATAGAACCTGCTATAGTGTTGGACATCATATTGGATACAAATCATCCCTATTTCAAACAAAAAGATTACAAACTCGTTCCCGACCAATGGCCTGTTGGTGTGAACGGAAAACAACCATTAAAAACTGACCCGGATTATACATGGGTGGGTCGAGCATTGATTAGGTTGCTTTATAGCCAACGCAACATGGAAAAAGAAGACCTGATATGGGCAATACCTTTGGAAGCAAACATATCAGAATATCCTGTATTAAATGAGATTGTCGGTGTGGTATTTTATTTGGGGCAATATTATTATACAAGAAAAATCAACATGTTCAATACCCCCAATGCCGATGCTAATTTTAACATGGAATTGGCATATGGTGGATTCAGGTCTGCTTCAATACCTCCATCAATAGTGCAAGGTAATCGTGAATTGATATTTCAATCAACCGACCCAAAAGTACCCTATGTTGGCCCGCCTTCAAAGTTGAATTCGTTGGGAAGTGTTGGGTATGTTGGTGCATTGGGAAGATATTTTTATTACAATACTCGAATCCGATGCCTTAAAAGGAGAGAAGGCGATTTGATTTTTGAGAGCCGGTTTGGCCAATCCATTAGATTCGCTGCTTACGACGATAATAGGGATAATGACAAGGGATATGGTTCTGATTTTAGTGGCTATGCTGATTATAAAGGCAATGGTGTAATTAATCCGTATTCCAAGGCCGAAGCAGGTGGTGGCAACCCCATGATTATCATTCGCAATCGTCAACGACCATTGAGTACATCAAGTCCTGATGAAAAAAACGTTGGTGGTTATATGCTTGAAGATATCAATAACGATGGTTCATCAATCCATCTTACATCCGGCGTAACTTTAAGTGCATTTCAAACAACTTGTAAGAAAAAAATGTGGGGTACAGGAGAAGAACAGGGTGGATTTGATGGCACAACGTCCTTTCAATTTCCTAAATTATTGGGCGATCAGATAGTGATAAACAGTGACCGAATCATCATTTCAGCTAAAAAGAATGAAATGTTTCAGTATTCAAAAAAACGAATGGCTTTTGTAACGGATGATGAATTCACTATTGATGCTCAAAATCAGATAGTTATTAACACAAATAACAAAACGGTCTTGAATTCCCCGGCTATTTATTTAGGAGAATATAATCAGACCAATGAACCCGTTTTATTGGGGCAGACTACGGTTAATTGGTTGTATGAATTGTGTGGATGGTTGTTGACTCATACGCATTGGTATAATCACAATCATCCGGATGCTCAGGGTGGAACAGTTGGTAATGCCAACCCACCACAAACACAACTGTCTGTTCAGAATGCAGCGTTGATAGTGATGATGAATGAATTGAATTTGTTGTTGAGTAGGAGGGTGTTTGTGGTGGGTGGAGGACTTGCACCGGGAGTAAACGGTGGGGGAACGAATGCGGTGACAATTACCACGCCTGCTGGAACAGGCGTTCCGGGTGGTTTTGGTGGGTCTAATTTTAAAGCATAATGTAATATGAAAATAGAAGAATTGAAAAAAGCAATTAGAAACTTGGTTAGACAAGAAGTTAAAAAAATTGTAGCCGAGGAAGTCAGCAAGGCTATGGGTAAGGTGTTGGTGGAAATGGTCAAAGAAATTAAATCCAACAATCCTTCTCCGATAGTTGAAGAAGTTGAAAATGTACCTGACTCGGCAGCTATTTTACAGACGAAAAACCCAAAACTCAATTCGGTTTTAGCTGAAACGGCTAGACACTTTCGACCACTTCCAAAAACAACCCATCTATCCGACAATTTGGTGGAATTAATGGGCGGTGAATTTGAGAAAATAGGCAAGGAAGAAAATCCAACGATGGAACCTCCTACTACCAAATTAGACTTTTTGAAACAAATGGTTGGTCCATCGGCGGTGGAGAGTCAACCTTCTGCTTTAGATGGTGGAGCCGAGGTTCCTGATGCGTTGAAAAAGGTTTTCAAAAAGGATTTTAGAGCGGTCATGAAGAAGATTGACGAACAGAAAAAAGGTTTGAGTGGTGGTGGATATATTGATACAAGTAAGCTTTTAACCGGATAATTATGGCAACCACAGTTAAAAATACCATAGCAGTCGTTCCAATCGGATTGACCTTGCCTATACAGGATGGCAATAGTGGTTATTTTGCGCAATCCTTTGACACACTGACTCAGATAAAAACCAACATTACCAATCTTTTGAATACCCGCCAAGGAGAAAGAAGATTTCAACCAACTTTTGGAACAAGATTGTGGACGTTGATATTTGAACAAAATATGGATACGTTGAAAGACCAAGCCATAAATGTAGTCAGTGAAGATATAGCATCATGGGTACCAAATGTGACCGTCACTGATGTAACTGCAAAGCTCTTAACAAATAACCAAATAAATTCCAATACAGATATGTATATGTTGGAAATTGCTGTGGATTTCATGGTCAATTTAACAAAACAAACCGACACAGTGATTGTCACAATCAATAACGCCCTGCAATAATTTATGGCAACAACAACCCAAAAGTCTTTTCAACCAAATAGTAAGGAAGTGAGATATCTTAACAAGGATTTTTCTTCATTTCGTCAAAATCTTATCAATTTTGCTAAATATTATTTTCCGAATACTTATGCAGACTTCAATGATGCGGCTCCGGGCATGATGTTTATTGAAATGGCGTCATATGTTGGTGATGTTCTGTCCTATTATACTGATTATTCCTTTAAAGAAGGTTTGCTTTATAATACCACTGAGAGGAAAAATATAATTGCTTTGGCAAAATATCTTGGTTATACGACTTCGCCGGCAAAAGGTGCCACAGGACAAATAGATGTATTTCAAATTTGTCCTTCCACCACGGATGAAAATGGGAATTATGTTCCTGATAACAATTATGCTTTAAGCATTCAGGAAAACATGCAGGTATCCAATAACGCGGGAGCTTATTTTTTGACTTCCGAGGCCATTGATTTTACGGTCAATACCAATCTATCTCCATTGACTTCATCCGTCTATCAAAGAGATAATACAGGAGTTCCTACATTTTTCTTGTTGCAAAAGACTGCTAATATTCGTTCGGGGCAAATTGTCACCAAGACGTTTACGGTTGGCGCAATGCAACCATTTTTAAATCTGTACCTTGATGAGCAAAATGTATTGGAAATCATCAGTGTGGTTGACTCGGATAATAATCAATGGCACCAAGTTGATTTTTTGGCGCAAGAGATGGTTCTTACCAACGTTCCAAATAATGAAGCTTTTGAAGGAACACTTTCCACTTATCAAGACACTGTTCCTTATATTCTTGATTATTTAAAGACATCCCGTAGATTCACCGTCAATGTTGATGAAAATAATATGACTTATTTGCAATTTGGAGCAGGAACGGACGGTTTTGCTGATGAAATCATTAATTTAAGTTCACAACAAATCGGAGCAGGATTATCCAATATAAACAATCTAAATCTTCCGATTGACCCATCCAATTTTCTTAACAATGATACCTATGGATTGGCTCCACAGAACACAATATTGACAGTGACATACACAATTGGTGGTGGTGCGCAGTCCAATTCACCATCCAATTCCATTATTAATGTGGATTCAGTTACTATAAACAATACAACGGATGGTCTCACACCGGAAGAAGCGTCTCTTTTAAATACTGTGCAAAGTTCTTTAAAAGTAAATAATTCGGATGCAACTGTTGGTGGCGCTGGACCTGAAAGCAACGATAACATTCGTCAGAATGCCATTGCTGCTTTTGCTGCACAAAATCGCATTGTTACACAAAATGATTATTTAGCAAGGGTATATGCGTTGCCTCCTAAATACGGTTCAATTGCTAAAGCACAAGTTGTAACTTATAACAGTTTGGATGTCAATCAAAATCAAATTTTGACAGGAACGGTGAACCAAAACAATGTTGCCACTGTTAATAATTCCAATACCCAAACGTATTTTAGGAATGTTGCTTATGATAGGAGCAATCCCTTTGCTATCAACTTGTATATTTTGTCATTTGATGAAAACGGCAATTTAACTCCAGCCAATGAAGCCTTGATAACCAATCTTTTGACCTATTTAAGACGTTATAGAATGTTGACGGATGGCATTAATGTCATTGATGGTTATATCATCAACATAGGTGTGGAATTTACCATCAGTGTTTTTAAAGGTTATAATAAAAAAGATGTCTTAGCCAATGCAATTGCTGCTGTTCAGGCTTTCTTTGATATTAATAAATGGGAATTTTCACAACCCATCAGTTTAAGTAGTTTACGATTGGAAATTGCCAAGGTTGAGGGAGTTCAAACGGTTGTGTCATTGAATGTTACCAATTTAACGCCATTGACAACCAACGGTGGAAATTATTCTCCGGTGGCATATGATATTGCTGCCGCAACTCAAAATGATATGATATATCCTTCTCTTGACCCGTCAATTTTTGAAGTAAAATATCCAAATAGTGATATACAAGGAACCACGATGTAAATATGCACCATTTCATTTATCCATCACAAGATACTTTCATAACCGATACCACAGGCTTCAAAGACCTAAATTTTGGCTTGGATGAAATTTTAAGGGTAGGTACTCAAAATACCACCCTGAAAGTCTATTCTCCGACCACAATTTATCCATTTAATTCGGGTTCCTTTGTTACCAATTTACATGTTCAGGGATTTTCAGGTTCCCTTGCTACCGCTTCTTTCAATGGTTCTGCATCCTATATTTTAGGTTATGTTTTTGATACGAGTGTCGATCCTGTTTCTTTTATTGTTGATTATTTTTCAGGAAGTTTTATAGGCAGTTTGGTGGGATGGGTGAATGGTGTGCCTTATAGTTCATCCAATGCGACAGGAAGTATAGCTGGATTCAGTGGTAGTATTGTCATTCACTCCCTTGCAACAGGTTCCACATGGGATGGTTTATTGTTCGAATACAATAATTGGTTTTCAACGTGGCAAACGGTAATGGCAGGTAGTGGTTCCATCAATGGCTTGATTTCGGGAAGTTTGTCTTCTAGTTTTACAGGTATATTCAATGGTTCCATTAGTGGATTTACAGGCCAAATTTTAATAGGAAATATAGCTGGAGTCGATATTTTGGATATTCAATCCACAAAGGTTGTTACAGATACTTATAATAATCGAGCTTTGGTTCAGTTTGACCTGACATCAATTTCTCAATCAATTGCCAATGGGGATATTATTGACCCTGTTTTTCGACTCAAGTTATATGTGGCAAGGGAATTTAACTTACCTATTCAATACAATGTTTATGCTTTTCCAATCTCTGAGAGTTGGGTTATGGGCAATGGTTATGTGTCTGATGGGGGTTCAACACAAGGAGCTAATTGGTTATACAGGGATTATGATGGTGGAACGCCTTGGGCGGTTACAGGGTCATCGTATGTGCAATCATTGGGTATTACACAATCGTTCAATTATCAGGTTGGTGACATTAATATGGATGTTACGC